GGTGTGCGTAATTCATTGCAAACGGTGGCGGACAGATTGGCGGTGCCGCTGGCCGGTGAGGATGACCACCACGAAATACACGACATGATCGAGGGTGAAATTAATCAGATCTTGCATGATATGGAAAATGAGTTTGCCAATTTGGTGTGCGAGCCGGTAGCGATTGAAGTTGAAGATGAAGCAGAAACAGATACCAACGGTTGATGTTAGTGGTGAGCGCCTGGCGTTTGATGCCATTAGTGCCGGATTAAAACCTGATCCGCAAGAGCCGATGAGCGAATGGGCAGATGAGTATCGCCTGCTTAATCAAACTTATGCGGCCGAGCCGGGTAAGTGGCGCACCAACCGCACCCCATATTTGCAAGAGATTATGGATGCGTTTTCACCGTCAAGCCGATGTGAATTTGTAACGATTATGAAAGGCGCACAGTTAGGATTTACTGAGGCATTGACCAATATGGTGGGGTATATTATCCACCGCGCACCAGCACCAACGATGATGGTGCAACCAACGCAAAACCTCGCCAAGCGTTATTCCAAACAACGCTTGGCAACCATGATTCAAGACATGCCAGTATTGCGCGGATTGGTGGCTGATCCTCGCGCAAGAGATAGCGGCAACACCACCACCTCAAAAGCATTCGATGGTGGTGTGTTGTTTATTGCCGGTGCAAATAGTGCGGCGGATTTAAGATCGGTGCCGGTGCGATATTTACTACTCGATGAGGTTGATGCTTATCCGTATGACTTAGATGGCGAGGGTGATCCGATTGAGTTGGCTGTAAACCGTACCAAAACATTTGCACGGCGTAAGGTGCTGATTGGATCAACACCAACGGTGAAAGATGTGAGCCGTGTTGAGCGTGAATATCTCAAAGGTGATCAGCGTAAGTATCATGTGGCGTGTCCGCATTGTGATGTGATGCAGGAATTGCATTGGCAAAATATTAAATGGCAAAAGGATGAAAACAAAGTGCCGCGCCCAGAAACGGCTGTGTATATGTGTGATCATTGCGCCGGGGTGATTACCGAGAGTGACAAACTCGATATGCTGCAACACGGTAAATGGGTGGCCACCAAGCCGGACAATAATTATCGTGACACGCGCCGGAGTTATCACATTTCGAGTTTGTATTCACCTTGGGAAAGCTGGGCAAACTTGGTGCAAAAATGGCTGGATGCTCAGCAAGATCCACACCTTTTAAAAACCTTTATCAATACTGCACTCGGTGAATGCTGGGATGAGGAAAGCAACCGCATTGATATGAATGATTTGCGTAAACGCGCTGAGGAATATCCATTGCGCAAATTACCAATGGGGGCGCTGATTGCCACGTGTGGTGTGGATGTACAGGACAATCGACTCGAGGCGGTGATTTGGGCATTTGGTAGAGAGGGGCAAGAGAGTTGGGCAATTGATTATCAGGTGTTTTTTGGTGATCCTGCCAGCCCAAAGCTGTGGGATGAGTTGGATGAATGGCTGCAATTAGAGTTAGATCATGAGAGTGGCACGGCGGTTAAACTCAGTGCGGTGGCAATTGATACGGGTGGCCATCATACGCAAATGGTGTATGACTTTTGCCGCTTGAGAAAACACCGACACGTGATTGCCATCAAAGGACAATCAACGCGCAATCGACCGGTGATCGGGCGACCAACCAACCAAGATATTACCTTTAAAGGCAAAACCATTCGCGGTGGTGTGCAGTTGTGGCCGGTGGGATCAGACACCGCCAAAAGTGTTTGGTATGGTCGATTTGGTATTGATGAGGGCGCAGGGCGTGTGCATTTTTCCACCGAGTTAGACGATGAGTTTTATGCGCAGATCACCGCTGAGAAATTAGTCACGCGTTATCACAAAGGCCATCCGCGTACTGAGTGGGTCAAGCCATCGCATAAGCGCAATGAGGTGTTGGACTGCTCGGTGTATGCGTTGGCGGCGGCTTATCATCTCGGTATGAACAAGTGGAGTGTAAAAGATTGGCAGCGACTTGAGGATATTGTTGAGCCAATTACCAAAGATTTGTTTGAAAATCCAAGCGAAAAAGACGAAAACAGCGCCAAAGAAGATGAAAAAATTATTAAAAAATTAGCAAAAACACCACCAAAAGCACGGCCAATACCATCAAGAAACAAGGCCGCAGGTGGGTTTGCATCGCGTTGGTAAAATAATTTTAAAATAGGCTTGACATTTCAAAAAAAGTTACGACACTAATTCACTAGATATAGTAGTTTTATATTTCAAAAACACTAGATGTAGGGATTTATGGCCAATTTATTTGACTCGACAAACTACCCAACCACCGAGCCTGGCACTATTATTGCCGGTGATCGCATTGCATGGAAGCGTAGCGATTTAGACAGCGATTATCCAATCGCCAGTTATTCATTAAAGTATTCAGCGCGTTTAGAAAACGCCGGCTCAACTGAGATTGAGATCACCGCCAGTGAAAGCGGCAGTGATTACATCGTGGAAGTTGGCCAAGCAACAACGGCAGCCTACACCGCAGGTGTTTATCACTGGCAAGCGTACATTATCCGCAGTACAGATTCCGAGCGTATCACTGTTGATAGTGGCACGTGGGAAGTTAAAGCCAATCGTGATGCTGCCACCACTGATCCTCGCGGTCACGTTAAAAAGGTGCTGGATGCGATTGAAGCCACGATTGAGGGCAGAGCCAGTAAAGACCAAGAAAAATATGCAATCCAAGGTCGTGAATTGTGGCGCACACCAGTCGCTGATTTGATTTTACTTAGAGATAAATACCGTGCTGAATATGTGCGTGAAACTCGCAATGAACGCATTGCCAATGGCCTCGGTCATGGTGGCATTATTAAAACGAGGTTTTGATGAATTTTTTATCCATTTTTAGAAAACATAAAAAAGCCGTTGCCAAGCGTGCGTATGCCGGTGCAAAGATTGATCGCCTAACTTCAAGCTGGGCAACCACCTCGCAAAACATTAATAAAGATTTGCAAGCCGGTGGCAAAGTATTACGCACTCGCGCACGTGATTTGAGTATTAATAATGATTATGCGCGTAAGTATTTGCAAATGTGTGTGAGTAATATTGTTGGTGCTAAAGGTATGGTTTTGCAGGTTAAATCTAAAACCAGCCGTGGCAAACTCGACACAAAAGCCAACCGAGTTGTTGAGCAAGCTTGGGCAAAGTGGTCAAAGGCTAACAACTGTGCTTGGGATGGGCGCTTGTCATTCGTTGAGATGCAGCGCTTGTTTATTGAAACCGCCGCACGTGATGGCGAGGTGTTGGTGCGCATGGTGCGTGATGATTCGTCTTTTGGTTTTAAATTGCAATTTTTAGACACCAATCGTCTTGATGAAAATCTGAATAAAAATCTTGGTAATGGCGCGGTGATCAGAATGGGTATTGAATTTGATACCACTGGCAGACCGGCGGCCTATCACTTGCTCACCAACCTTGAAAATGAAGCCAGTGCCGGTGCAAGATATGAGCGCATCGAGGCGGACAATATCATCCACGCTTTTATGGGGGAACGCCCAGAGCAAATTCGCGGTGCAACTTGGATGGCTTCGGCCATGAGCCGATTAAATATGCTCGGTGCGTATGAAGAAGCCGAGCTGGTAGCAGCACGTATTGGCGCATCAAAAATGGGTTTTTACACCTCAGAGGCTGGCGATTCATTTATTGGTGAAGAAGATGATCAAGGTTATTTGATCGATGCAGCAGAGCCGGGGCAGTTTGCCCAATTGCCAGCTGGTACAAACTTCACTACTTTTGATCCAACTCATCCAACCAGCGCATTTAAAGATTTTAACAAGGCGATTTTGCGCGGTATTTCAAGCGGTTTGGGTGTGGCTTACAACTCACTTGCCAGTGATCTTGAGGGTGTGTCGTTTTCATCTATTAGATCCGGCACCATTGAAGAACGTGACCAATGGCGTGTAAAGCAAAATTGGATGATTCAGCATTTTATGGATCGTGTTTATGAGCAGTGGTTAAGTATGCAACTCTTAAATGGGTCGATGGGTTTGTCGATGACTGATTTTGATAAATTAACTGAGATCCGTTGGCAACCAAAAGCCTGGACATGGGTTGATCCACTCAAAGATATTAAAGCTTCAACTGAGGCAATTAATGCTGGTATTAAAACCGCCAGTGAAGTGGTGGCTGAGCAAGGTGGTGATATAGAGGATGTATATGACCAACTTGCTTATGAGCAACAATTAGCCAAAGAAAAAGGTTTGAATTTAAGTGTTAATAACGAGGTAACAAACAATGAAACAGATCAAAACGGGTGATTTAACCCGTTCATTTAATTTAGATCGCGCGGCGATTGATACAGAAGATCGTACGGTTGCATTATCATTTTCATCTGAGGAACCTGTCGAAAGGTGGTTCGGGCTAGAGATCTTAGATCACTCACCCGAATCCGTCGATATGTCGAGATTGGAAAATAAAGCACCGCTTTTGTTAAATCATGATTCTAGCGATCAAATAGGCGTGGTGGAAAGTGCAAGCATTGAAAGTGGCAGGGGTAAAGCCGTTGTTCGTTTTTCAAAATCAAAACATGCTGACGAAATATTCCAAGATATTATTGACGGTATTCGTACCGGCATATCGGTCGGATATAGAATTTTAGAAATGAAACTGGAAGAAACTAAAGACGATATAGATTCTTATCGTGCTATGAAATGGCTTCCTTTCGAAATTTCTTCAGTTCCAATCCCTGCCGATGGTAGCGTGGGAATTGGTCGTGCAGACGTTGAGGGTGATCACTTAACCACCATTACAAATTTAAAAACTAAAAATAAGGAAGTTAAAAAAATGACAACAGAAAAAACACCAAACATCGATGCAGCAACAGTTGCACGCGATGCAGTAGCGGCGGATCGCGCACGCTCACAAGAGATTGATGCAATCGTTGCAAAGCACCCAGAACTTAAAGAAGTTGGTGCGCAATTTAAAAACAATGACCGCTCTATGGATGAGTTTCGTGGCGTAGCATTGGATTCAATCACTAAAAATCAACCAACGCAAGCAGCCATTGAAGATACTAAAATCGGCATGACTGATGAGCAAACTGATAACTTCTCAATTGTACGTGCGGTGAATGCACTGGTAACGGGCAACTGGAACGATGCAGGCTTTGAGCGTGAAATGTCAGACGAGATGGCAAGCAAATTGGGCAAACGTGCGCAAGGCTTCTACATCCCAACAGACGTTTTAATGCGTGATATTAATGTAACAACAGCAACAGCTGGTGGTCACACTGTGGCAACGGATTTATTATCAGGCTCTTTCATTGACATGCTACGTAACAAAATGAGTGTGGTTGGTTTAGGCGCAACAATGCTTAACGACTTAGTTGGCAACATTGCTATTCCACGTCAAACGGGTGGTGCAACATCTTACTGGGTAGCTGAAAGCGGCGCGGTAACAGAGTCACAAGCAGCGTTTGATCAAGTCACAATGTCACCTAAGACAGTTGGCTCAATGTCAGACATCTCACGCAAAATGTTGTTGCAATCTTCATTAGATGTAGAGTCTTTTGTTCGTAACGATCTTGCAACGTCTTTGGCATTAGCGATTGATTCAGCAGCAATCAATGGTTCTGGTGCTTCTAACCAGCCAAAAGGTATTTTAAATCAAACGGGCATTGGTTCAGTTGTTGGTGGCACAAATGGTGCAGCAGCGGATTGGGCAGATGTGGTTGATCTTGAGTCAGCAGTGGCAGTTGATAATGCAGACATGGGCGCACTCGGTTTCTTAACGAATGCAGCAGTACGTGGCTCTTTGTTACAAACTGAAAAATCATCGGGTACTGGTCAGTATGTTTGGTCAGATAACGACACGCTACGTGGTTACGGTGCAGCGGTATCAAACCAAGTACCATCAAACGGTACTAAAGGCTCAGGTACTAACCTTTCATCAATGATTTTCGGTAACTTTAACGATTTGATCATTGGTACATGGGGTGGTATTGACATCAACGTTGATACTTCAACGGGTTCATCTTCTGGCACGGTTCGTGTTGTTGCCTTGCAAGATGTTGATGTGGCAGTACGTCACGCTGAGTCGTTCGCAGCAATGACAGATATTATTACTTAATATCAATCATTGATTTTTGAGAGTCGGTGATCCGGCTCTCATTATTAAAAGGAATATTATGAAATTAAAATTATTAACAGCAGTCGGTATTGATGGCACGTCATTTGCTAAAGGCGAGGTGATCGAGGCTGAAAAAACAATGGCAACTAAATTAATCGGCATGAATAAAGCCGTTGAAGCCAAAGCCAAAAAAAAGGCGAAAAAATAAAGCATTATGTTTACCGAGGATTTAAGCGAGTTTTTAGATGCAACTGAGATGGCAGACAATGCCACCATTGGATCAGCAACGGTCGCTGGAATTTTTGATAATCAATTTGTAGAAGTACACGGTATTGAGGGTGTGCGCCCAGTATTTACTTGCGATGAGGGTGATGTTTCATCCATCGCACATGGCGATGCACTCACGATTAAAACCGTGTCTTACAAAGTAGCCGGTGTGCAGCCGGATGGTACGGGTTTAACTTCATTGATTTTAGAGAAACAATAATGAGCCACGTCAGACAACAAATTAGAGATCAGTTGAAAACCACATTAACCGGTTTAACAACAACGGGCGCGAATGTATTTGATTCGCGAGTTTATGATCATGACGCATTACCATCGCTGGCGATTTACACTTTGAGTGAAGAACTGGGTGGGGAATCGGCCAACAAGCAAATGCGTATTTTAAATATTGTGGTTGAGGCGCGAGCAAAGGCCACCACCAATTTAGACAATACTTTAGACACGATTAGTGCTGAGGTGGAAGATGCTATTTTTAATAGTGGTGACACCACGTTAAGTGGCAAATGTAAGGACATTGATTTTGAGGGTGTTGATATAGAACTCTCAGGTGATTCTGATCAACCAGTGGGGTTGATGAGTATGCGATTTGTTTGTTTATATCGAGTGAACAAATCAGATGTTGAAACTTTAATCAGTTAAAGGGGGCAATATGCCAAAAATGTATCAAGATGGATGTGAGGCAATAATCGTACAAGATGCACAGATCCAAAATGCAGAGCAACGAGGTTGGTCACTCGAAAAAAAGACTAAAACCAAAAAAGTTAAATCAAACGGAGTAAAAGAAAATGGCAAATCATAAAGGTAGCGAGGGTGTTGTAAAAGTTGGATCAGCAACCATTGCAGAATTAAAATCATACAGCATTGAAGAAAGTGCTGAAACAATCGAAACAACAGAGTTAGGCGATTCAGCAAAGACATTTACCGCTGGCACGACTTCGTGGAGTGGCTCATGTGATTGTTATTGGGATGAAACGGATACAACGGGTCAGGGTGCATTAACCGCTGGTGCTGAAGTAACGATGAATTTCTACCCAGAGGGCGCATCAACGGGTGACAAATACTACACTGGCACCGCGATTGTGGATTCATTAAGCGTTGAAGCAGGGCAAGATGATATGGTGGCAGCATCATTTTCATTTACCGGCAACGGTGCATTGAGCTTCTCAACAGCAGCATAATCGATGAATTACACTAACATCGCCAAAAGCCAATTTAGGGATCGTATTAGTGGTGACTTGTTGTCAATTGAGGTGCCGGAATGGAAAGGTGACGATGGTAAAAACGTCAAAATCTATTTCAAAGCGGCGACTAATTTTAAGATCCAAGGACAGATTTTAAGATTGGTGAATGAGGGTAAGCCGGATGAAGCCATTATTATGACTTTTATCTTGCGATCGCTCGATCAAGACGGCAAGCAAATTTGGCGAAAAGTACACATGACCGAGATCATGAATGAGTTTGATCCGGACATTGTGTCGCGCGTTGTTAATGCAATGAATGAAGTCGAGCCAGATGAGGGTGAAGCACTAAAGAGTTAAAGTCAGATCGTGATTTGCTTTTTCTGTATGAATTAGCAGAGCATTTACATAAAACGGTAGATGAAATCATGGGTTTGACGGTAGATGAAATTGTAATGTGGTCGGCTTATTTTAGACTGAAGCAGGAAAGGAAATAATGGCAGGAAAAGCAAGCGCAAAGTATGTAATCACCGCTGAAAACAAAACCGCTAAAGCATTTAAGTCGATTAAAAAATCACTTAAATCGGTGGGCGGATCGGCCGCTGCACTCGGTAAAAACATCTCAACCAAGATGCTTGCACCAATGGGTGCATTTGCTGGCTTCTCACTCAAGACCGCTGGCGATTTTGAGGCGGCGATGAATAAGGTGTCGGCGATCAGTGGATCAACCGGTGAAACCTTAAAAGCGTTAGAAAATCAAGCCAAAGAACTCGGCCGCACGACACAGTTTAGTGCATCCGAGGCAGCCGATGCGATGGGTTTCTTGTCGATGGCTGGCTTCGATGCGCAAAAGACGATGGCAGCCATGCCAGGTATTTTGGACTTGGCGGCAGCATC